CCCGCACGCGGCATGGGATCCCATCGCCAAGACCTACGGCGGCTACTTCACCGGCCTGCGGGAGTTCAAGGGCGCGGCGAAGAAGATCACCCTGCACACCACCGAGACCTCGGTGAAGCCGAACTGGGCGCAGCAGCAGGCAGGTATCCCGCACTTCACGGTGGACCTGCGGACCGGGAACGTGTGGCAGCACCTCCCGTTGGATGTGGCCGCGTACACGATGAAGGGCGGCGACCACTCGCCCAACAGCGACAGCGGCCTGAACATCCAGGTCGAGATCATCGGCTACACGAAGGACTGCGCGGATTGGCCGACCGACGAGTACGCGCAGTTGCGGAAGATCGTGGAGTGGGTCGGGACGAACTGCGGCGTCCCGATGGAGTACCCGTACCTGTTCGATTCGCCGCCACGACTGTCGTGGGCGGAGTGGGAGAAGGCCAGCGGCATCCTCGGCCACTGCCATGCTCCGTACAACGACCACAGCGACCCGACCGGCCTGGACATCGAACTGCTGCTCGAAGGCACGGACCCGCCCGTGGAGCCGCCTCCGGTAGAGCCGCCGCCCGTGGAACCTCCGCCCGTGGAACCGCCTCCGGTGGTGGAACCGCCTACGTCGAAGACGGCCCTGGCAATCGTGATCGTCGCCCTGGGCGTGCTGCTGGGCAACGTCCTGTTCGCCCTGTGGGCGGACACGCAGCAGGACGAGCCGGTGGAAACAGCGGTGCCGGAATCCCTCTCCGCGCCGGAGGACTGGGACCGCAACTTCCAGTTGCAGCAGGATCTGGGTCTCCGCCAGGAGGTGTTCGCCGACCCTGTGGACGGCGGCTGGGTTCCCGCGTTCGACTTCTGCGACGGCGTCATCAACGGCGAGCCGAGGGAGCCGCTGCACCTGGCGTACCTCGCCCGCTACTACGCCAGCGGCGGTGGCCCATCGTTCGAGGTGTGGCTCAACGAGGTCGTCCGCAACTCGTGCAGCGTTACCGAGTAGGGACACCGCGATGCAGGAATGGCTGAGGACGTGGTCTCCGCTGTCGCTCGGCGTCCTGCTGATGGTCGTGGCCGTCGTCGCCCTGGTAAGGGAACGGATGGAGGCCGCGTGGATGTTCGGCGGCTTGGGCTCCATGCTGCTCGGAGTGTGGATCACCGTCCTCCTCCATGATCGGTTCTCGTCCAAGGACGACCACGGCGGAAACCGCGATGGATGAGTGCTTCGACTACGGTGACGGCAACCACCTCTGCGTCCTGCCGGAGGGCCACGAAGGCACCCACCGCTGCTGCTGCCTAGAGGAGTGGTGATGGGCTGGCTGGGTGTGCAGTGGTGCAGGCTGCGCGGCAAGCACAAGGGCAGCGTCCACTTCTTCAACGACACCGGCCCGTTCTGGATGTGCGACCGCTGCGGCTGCATCGTGCGGGAGGACGACTGATGCCTCGCTGGCTGGAGTTGGCGCTGATGGCGCTGCTGTTCATGGGCGGGACCGTCGGTATCTGGCTGGTCCTGGACTGGTACGAGCGCAGCAGCAAGGACGACGACTGGTTCCACGACAAGGACGACGACGGCGATGACTAGGAAATCTGCGGACAAGAAGGGCCCGAGGCCGGATCAGTACGCGAAGGGCTGGGAGGCCGGTGTCGAGTGGGCACTGCTACTCGTCAACGACAGCACGATGTCACGGGCCGATGTCTTCGACGCGATGTTCGTGGCGCTGGAGGACGGGCGCAGGTTGAGAGCCGAGGCGAGCAGGAAAGGGAAAGGAGCAGCCTTGTGAGTTCGACCTACGGAGCCGAACTGCTGGCCGAATGCCTGGCTGACAGCGGTGCGATGGCTGTGGTGACGATGCAACCGCCGGACGGCATGGTCGTCCGCGACATCCTGGGCAACGTCTACGCGGTGCAGATTTACAAGCAGTCGTAGCCTGGAATATATGAGGCACAGCGATCCTGGTGGCCGATTCACGATTCCGTGGGAGCAGCAGGACATCTTCCGTGGCATCGACGGCGAACTCCGGGCGCCGGTCGGTCATTACGTCGAGTGGATCGAGTTCGACGAGGAAGCCTCCGGCACCGATGCCATCTACGACGTGGCCGACCAGATCACCGGCCGTCGTTGGAAAGACCCGTTCCGTCTCCCGGCCTTCGCCGCCTTCATCGTCCAGGGACCGTCCCTCCACAACGACCGAGGCTTCTACAACACCGATATCTTGCGGGTGTCCTGTGCGATGCACGCCATCGAGAAGGTCTTCCCGGAACTGGTCTGGGAGCCGGACACGCATATCAGGGACCGGGTGCTGTACCGAGGCAAGGTCTTCATCCCGACCCGAACCAGCCTGAAGGGTCTGCTGCGGAACTCCCACACCGTCTTCACCATCGACGCCAACCAGGTGAATCCCGAGGAGTACGTCAACGACCCTCAGTTGCTGGAGTGGACCGGTCGGGACGCGGTCCCGCCCAATCCCTACGACCCACAGCGCACGCGGGAGCGCACGACGCTGTAGGTCGCGAGTTAGCGCAGTAGTCGCGAGTTAGTCGCGAGTTATGAGCATCTTTTACCGGGACACCGCACATCCAACGACGCTACGGTTGGAAAGAAGACCAGATAAATGCGTATCTGGCCGGTTAGCGTGCAGGGACGGTGCGGTTCCAATGAAGACGGTTGCCCAGGCTGCGTTGGGACAGCGCATCGACACGTCGTTCGACGACATCGCCATCCGTCTCGGACCCACGCTCCGCAACACCGCCCGCGACGCAGGATGGCCCGAAGAACTCGTTTCGTCGCTCAGGGTGATCAACAAAGAGGGCGAACTCTCGCCCGAAGTTCCGCCGCATCTCGAAAGCATCGCAGAGAGCATGGAGTACGGAGACCTCGGCGAGGCTCCCAAGCCCGCGCTCCACCAGTTCACGACCAGTGAGACGGTCGATGAAGAGCGCCGTGAGGCGACCGACGAGGCCGTGCAGTGGGCGCTGGACGCGATCGGGTCGATGTTCGCATGACCGCGCAGCCGTATCCCGAGGGCCCGTGGCCGACGTACGAGCCGGAGGGCTGGATCCTCGACGAGGACCGCGCGCTGCGCGACCTCATGAAGGGCATGGTCGTCAGCGACTACGAGTCCGGCGGTCGGACCCGCAACGTCGAGGCGTGGTTCGGCCATCCCGACCAGGAACTGCGGGAGCAGAAGTACCCGTACGTCACGGTCGATCTGCTCCAGATCCAAGAGGGCAAGGAGCGGGTGCATCGCGGCCACTACTTCGTGACCGACCCACCGGCCTGGTGGGGACTCCCGGCACTGGAGGGCGACCACGTCTGCTACCTGCTGGAAATGCCGACGCCCGTGGACCTGGACTACCAGATCGCGACATGGGCGCGGAACCCGCGACACGACCGCCAGATCCTCCAGCAACTCATCACCGGAGGTCGGGCCATGCTGCGCGCCGGTATGTTGCAGACGGCCGAAGGACACTTCCGCCGGTTGGACTTCCTGGCCCACGTCAAGCGCGACACCGTGGAGAGCGGCAAGAGGCTGTTCAACAACGTCTTCCGCATCCGGATCTCCAGCGAGGTGCCATGGGGCACGGTCGGTCCCAACACCGGCCTCCCGATCACCGACCCTCGCGTGTACTCGACCAAGTCGGTGATCTCCGCCATCGCGGCGCAGATCGAAGGTCTTGGAAAGCAGGTGGACACGCAGGCTTTGAAAGTCGCCGAAGTCCTCGCGTGGTACGCCGGTGTCTCTCAACGCACCGCAGACATCCTCGTGGACGGCATGACGGTCAGCGGCGTGCGCGTCGCCCGGTCGATGCTCGACGAAGCCGAGGTCGGCGACCTGGTGGTCGTCTCGTCGCAGGCTCTGACGGATGACCCGTCGGGACCGGGCGACTACAGATTCGTAGTACTGGCATCGGAGCACTAAGTGGCACCCAACGACAACCGGATGGAGGAGTCTCGATGACTCGACCAGGTGTATACGTCCACGAAGCGCCGCTCTCCCGCGTCGTTTCTCCCGCCTCTCCCACGGAGACGTACGGAGCCTTCCTGGGCACCGCGCTGAAGGGACCGGTGACTCCTACCAGGGTCAACTCCTGGTCGGACTTCGCCGCCACCTTCGGCGGGTTCGCCACCTCCGTCTCGCTCCCGATGGCGCTGTACCAGTTCTTCGCGAACGGCGGACGCGCCGCCTATGTGGCGCGGGTGCTGTCGGCCACCGCTGCTCCCGCCCAGAACCAGTTCGACGACGACGCAGCGGAGAACCCGCCTCGCCTGGAGTTCGTCACCACCACCGGTGGCGGATGGGGCAACACCATCAGCATCGACATCGACAACCCGACATCCAACCGGTTCACGCTCGCCGTCTCGGATGTCGTCCGTGGTTCCAAGGTCGTGGTCGAGCGGTTCACCGACCTGTCGATGGACAGCACCGACACCCGCTACGTCGTCAACATCGTCAACTCGCAGACCATCGGCAGCGACCTGATCACGGTCCGGGACATCACCGACGCTACCCGGCTCGATGAGCCCATCGAAGGCACCGGCACGGCTACCGGTGGCTTGCTGCTGGCGGGTGGTAGCGAAGGCGACCCGCCCGCCAACGACGACTACTCCACGGCGTTCGACTACTTCGACGAAGTGGAAGCGATGCTGGTGTGGAACCTCGCAGGGCACACGGGTTCCGTCACAACCATCGCGTCGAAGGTAGCGGCGCGCGGCGACTCCATCCTCGTGATCGACTGCGAGGAGAACAGCACGGTGGATGCCGCCATCGCGCTCCCTCCCAGCAACACCTCTGCGGAAGGCTCCTACGTCGCGGCGTACTACCCGTGGATCTGGATCGCCGACCCGTCTCCTGGCGCACCGCGCGGCGGGATCATGAAGGTGCCGCCCGGCGCTTCGGCTGCCGGACTGATCGTCCGAAGCGAGGCGCAGCGCGGCGTGTTCAAGGCTCCGGCCGGTATGTCGGCGCGCATCACGAACGCCGTCGCCAACGAGTTCCGGCTCACGACCGCCGACCTGGACAAACTGTCTGCGGAGAACATCAACGTCATCCGGCCGATGCCCGGCGCTGGAATCGCGGCGATGGGCGCCCGTACCCGTTCGTACACCACGGCCAAGTACATCTCGGTGCGGCGCACGTT